GTCCATGTGGTCGAGGACGAGAAAGTCCACCGCGAGGTGGCCCTGCTTCAGGACCGACAGAAGCAGCGTTCGAAGTTTTTCTGGGCCGCGACTACGGCCTGGATCGGCCTGGGCGCAGCTTGGATCTGGGACCGCATTGCTCCGAGGTGACCTTTGGCGATCTTCGGTCGTCCAATGGACTGGACGGAATACCGCCAGGACATCATCGCTTTCTGCCAACTCATCGGCGGATCGCCCTGGCGCATCAGTGAGCCGGCCCACGTCTTCCTGAAGGCTGTGCAGCGTGGCTACGCCCGCTGCTCCCTGACCGGAGCCCAGGACAACTGGCGGGCCATGGCAGCCGCGTGCCTCTGGATGGCGTGCTGCTACCCGGATCGCCTCCAGCTCGTGATGGCCGGGCCAACGAAATCCGGTGCGGCCTGGATCAAATTTCTCAAGACCATCTGCGGCGAGAGCACCCGCATGCTCCGCGAACATCTCCTCTTCACCGAGGACGAGAGCATGATCCTGGTGCCGCAGTCAGACGAACCTGTCCTGTTCATTCTCAATCCGGGACACTTCATCGGTGCGTCGAAGATCACAGGCGGCCGAACCACGGTTCTCATCATGCCGGACCTGGGCCGCGTCGACACGGCCCACCTGCCGGCACTGAAAACCTTCATCGAGGAACCTGGCGACCAGTGGATTGTCGGGCTCCCGCCCTCAAAATAGGATAGACTGCTCCCATGACCGAACCCTCAGAGCCGAAGAAGTCTGCCTCCCAACTCCGAGCCGAGACCATCGCCGCCATGATGAGTGCCGCGACCGAGGCCCGCGCGGCAAACAAAGAGCTGATCGAGAAGGTGCGGGCCGACAAGGGACTCGCCGACGAAGTCCGCGAACTCCTCTGCGCCGACCTTCGCCGCGTCTTCGAGATCCCGCGAGCAATCCTCGGGCAGAGCGCCAGCCGTCGTCGCTACCGCGAACTGGGCAACTACTCCGAACAACTCGTGACCGTCCTGATCGGGACGTGGGAAGAGTTCAAGCGGCAGGCGAAGCTCGAACCGCCCCTCGCGGTGAAGACCGTCGAGCGGAACATCAGCAAGACGTTCCGCGCCCAGCAGGTGATGGAGTATGCCGACAAGTTCGTGAAGCCCTGGGACGGGGCCTACGACAATCTCGACATGACGCAGGACTGCGTGAGTCTGCTGATCGGCTCCGACTTCCACTCGAAGTGGATCGACCCGTTCGCGCGCCGTGTGTGGATGGACGTCGCCCGCATCGGGAAGCCCGACGGCGTTCGCTACAACGGTGATGGCCCCGACTTCCCGGCCCTGTCGCGCCACCGTCAGCTCCCCGGCCACTTCACCCTCTCGGTGCAGGGCGAGGCCGATGTCTGGACGGCCTTCATGCGAGATACTCGCGCGGCTACGGGCGACGACTGCGACCACAAGTGGATCCTCGGGAACCACGACATCCGGTGGATCACCGCGATGGCCGAGGCCGCCCCGATCTACGCCTCCATTCGCAGCAATCGCTTCCACGAGCAGTTCTCCCTGGACGAGCTGAAAGTCGGGCTCGTGGCCCGGTGCAGCTTCCTCAACCCCTCGGCGGCGATGCGCAAGAACGACATCGCCCAGAACTGGGAGACCCTGAACGACGCAAACGGGCGGCCGTTCTGGACCACGGTCCACGGCTTCCTGTGCGGCAAGGACGCGCCCTACGCACACATGCGAAAGTTCATGACGTTCGGCACGAACGGCCACCTCCACGATGAGCGAGTGGTCTCGGGTGGCTCGCTGGCGACCGGCGTCGTCCGCTGGTATCAGACCGGCTGCATGGCGTGGCCTCGCGCGGTTGCGGCCGGCTACATCCCGGGTCCGATCGAGGCGACCGGCTGGGGCATGCAGTTCGTCCTGGTCCACCTCTACCCGAAGACGCGGCAGGTGCAAGTGGAGCCCATCAACATCGGCGAGGAGATGGCCACCTTCCGGGATCTGGTCTGGGAAGTGTCGGCCGAGGAACTGGTCGCCCGCGAAGAGATGCTGGAGGTCTGAGACCATGCGCAGCCACACCGCACGAGTTCTGGCTGCACTTCGGGCGCAACTCCCGTGTCCGCACCCTGTGCGGGTGCGGATGCGCCACATGAAGAAGGACATCGGCCAGTGCTCGCTCGTGGAGCGTTCGAAGTCTGGGTGCTCCTTCGAGATCGTGCTCTGCTACAAGCTGGGGCCGACGCTGGAGTGGCATGCGCTCGTGCACGAATGGGCGCACGCCTTCGCCTGGACTACTGAGCACCCGGACCTCGACGACCACGGGCCGCTTTGGGGCGTGGCCTACGCCGAGGTCTACCGCGTCGCCGTGCGGATCGACTAGCCCGGCGGGAAGGTCGACGTGACCTTCACGCGGAAGTTCGCGCCCAGCTCCTCGCGCGTCAGCTTCTGCAAGATCGCCTTCGTCCCGGTGCGGAGCAAGGGCTCCAGCTTCCGTGTCAGCTCCTCGCCCATGAAGGGCTTGCCTTCGGCCGGGCCGACATCGTCCACGACCACCAGCAGGCCGGCGCTCCAGTCTCGGTAGAACTCGAACTTGGTCAGCTTGATGCGCTGCGACAGGGTCACCGGGTGCCCGCCCTGGATGCGCGGGTCGTTCGCTGGGTTCTTGTAGTAGACCAGCTTGTGGCCGGCACGCGCGGTCATTGCCCCGCGGCCATCGTGGAACCACTTCGCCCAGTAGTGGGGCACGGAGAGGCGGAACCCGGTCGGGGTCAGGGTGACCCGCAGGGACTGCCGCAAGGTGCGAGACTCGCAGGCGTTGCGGGCCAGATCCAGGGCCTGCTGCGCCACGCGGGCGCGGATGAAGTCAGTGGCGAGGCTCACGACTCGTCGGCCAGGATATCACTGAGCAGTTCCGTCAGCCGGGCCGCCCGTGACTTCTTCACGCCGTCGTTGATGTTACGCCCCTGGGCCGCCGCCTCGGGAAGCGTCTGGCGCATCCCACTCACGGTGTCGGCCGCCCCTTTCTGGGGGTTCAACTTCTGGAGCCCGTCGGCCATCGCATCCACGATGGACTTGAACTCGAAATCTTTCGCCTTGAGCCCGAGGCCCCCGTTGAACTTTCCACCGAGAGTCGAGCCCAGGATCGAAGTCCAGATCGTGTGCCAGGGTCCGATGACCAGCGTCTGGAACGCCATGATCGCGTTAGGCAGCTCGTTCGCTGCGCCCATCTTCCCGGGGATGAGGATGCCCGCGAGGATCGGCGGCACGCGGTGGGCCGACACGATCGTTGTAGCCAGAGCCTCGGTCATCATGCGGTAGAAGTCACCCTTGATGACATCGTTCGATTCGAGCTGCTGGAGGTTGACCTCGATGTCCTCGCCGACTACGTTGAACGCCGATGACTTGTGGCTGTTGCCCATGCCGACATACGCCTGCATGGCCTCGACGATCGCGGCCCACGTCTTCGTGTCCACGCGCCCGCCCGTGAGGAACAGCAAGAACTCCGGCACGCCGCGGTTGACGTGGAAGTCGTAGACGTGCTGGCGCACGGCCTGGTTCAGTTCCATGTCGGCGACAGCCGCGAGCCACGAGGGCACTGCGTAGTAGCGCGACTGTGAGCTGGGGTCCATGATCGCAATGACCTCGCTGATCTTGCGGTTCCCAATCAGGCCGCGGTGGCGGGCCATGAATTCCTTGAGTTGCCCGAACGGGGCCATCACCGTAGAGTTCGTCGAGGCGGACAGAGACTCGACCTTCCCGCCGCGGATCTCGTAGTAGTGATTCACGAGGTCTTGCTCAACCACATACCGGACGTCCACGGCCGGAAGGTGGTGGAGCCCGACGATTTGGTCGCCGTCGCGCACACACTCGATGTAGGAAATTCCCAGGGTCGCGAAGTCCTCTGCAAGTTTCGTGCAGAGCACTGGCCAGGTCACGGTGCAGATCGGGCTCAGAACTTCGTCGGCCCGCGAGCCCTCCGTATGACCCAGGCCCACCAGCGCGTGCTTCTTGGTGTCCACGCACGTCGAGTGGTGGACGTTGTGCAGCTTCAGGCGCATCGCAGCGTCGTAGTTGAAGGGGATTCCCTTCATGCCGGCGTAGGTCGGGGCATTGGTGGGCTCAGATTCCACCACCCCCTTCTTGAGGGTCAGCAGCGACTCCATGAACGACAGGTCGTTGTCGAAGGAAGTCGGCATCAGCTTCCGGACCACCCGGCGGAAAGTGGCGATCTGGGCGGCCTGATCGGCAGTTGGGCCTTCCGGGCCGATGGTCTTGGGGAGGGTGATCTTGGTGACTTCCGGGGGAGTGTCGGACATGCTGGAATCATACCACGCAAAGAAAGTGCCGAGGTAGTGGTTGACGTCTCATTCTGAGACTGCTACACTTCTGGCAGTCGCATGATCCGTTCACTCTTGAGCTTCCTCGGTAAGGCCGATTTCTCTGCCGATGAGCGTCGGCACCTTGCCGAGAGCGGGGCGGCGATGCCAGACGGCAGCTTCCCGATTCGCAACGCCGTCGATCTGCACAACGCGATGCAGGCGATCGGACGCGCCAAGGACCCGGAGGCTGTCAAGCGGCACATTCGCCGCCGGGCGCGGGAACTCGGACTGTCGGAACTCCTCACCGATGCGTTCAAGAGCCAGGCGAAGCGACGCATCAAGTATGCCAAGGTGACCCACGTCTCCCTGGTCTCGCGCGGCGCGAACAAGATGCCGGTCCTCCTGAAGTCGGGCGGCCGGGTCGAGTTCAACATGCTGTTCAAGTCGGCCTCCGAAGAGGGCCTACTGCACGCCCTGGTCTACGTGCCCGAGGAAAACGGCGCGGTCGACACCGAGGGTGACGTTGCTCCCCGCACGGTCGTGAAGCAGATGGCTCACGACTTCATCGCGAACGGTGCTCACCTGGACGTTGAGCACGACATGAACGTCCTGTCGCCTGAGCAAGCGAGCGTCGCGGAGACGTTCCTCGTGCAGAAGGGCGACCCGCGGTTCCAGGGCTGGATGGACAACTACGGCGCGGCCGTGGACGCCACCGATGCCTGGGGCATGGTCATCAAGGTCTCCGATCCCGCGTTGCAGAAGGCCGTCAAGGACGGTCGCATCGCCGGGGTCTCGTTGTTCGGTCTCGCGGAGGTCGAGCCGATCGCCAAATCCACCTCCATTCTGGACAACATGACCGAAGCAGAACTCAAGGCGCTTTTCGCTGCTCAAAGTGCGAGCATCGTCGAGGCGATCACGAAGGCTCTCAAGCCTGCCCCCGTTACCCCCGCTCCGACCGAGCCGGCTCCCGTCGCTCCCGTTGCGAAGACAGAGATCAAGTTCGAGGGTGACCCTCTGGACCTCAAGGCTCTCGCCGCGCACAAGGAGAAGCTGTTCCTGGCTTCGCTCGATCTGAGCAAGGCCGAGGACGTGGCGAAGGCCGAAGCCTACGTCGCGGCGAAGAACGCGAAGCCCGCTCCTGGCAAGCCCGCCCCGTCGAACCAGCCCGCAGGCGAGCCCGAGGTTGTTCCGGTCGAGAAGACCGAGACGGACCTGTTCAAGGCCGGCAAGGGCCTCGGCGCGAAGATCAACAAGGTCGCAGGCCGCTGAGACCTTCACCACCAACCACCACCAACTACTAGCAGGACAGAACAATGGCTCTCGGCAGCAACGAACTCTTCAGCAGCGCCTCGCGTGGCGCACACCCCCGTCTGGAGGCCCTGGCGACGCGCGTCGTCCACCTCGAAGACAACGCGGGCAGCGTGCCCGTGGAACTCCCGATCGGCACCCCACTCGCCTTCGACACCTCCACCTCGCAGTGGTGTGTCTATGAGGACGCGGGCGCGAACGGTCGCGGCACCATCCGTGGCTTCGTCTACGGCACGGAGCAGAGCGACGACGACGCGGACGACGTCCTGATGGTCGTCCTCTACCGTGGTCGCGTCCACCGCGACGACGTCAACACTGCGGCGATCCGGGCTGTGCTCGGCGGCGCTGGCGGCACTTCCGAAGCGGAACTCGACATCGCACTCAAGGTGCGCGGTCTCCGCGACATGGGCATCGACGTGGTCGGCTTGGCCGGCGTTGCTCCGTGATCCTGAACTGAGCCAACCCCAACCCCAACTTCCTACCAGAGACCAGCAATGCAACTCAACAAGAACTTCTACGAGCTGTGCAAGGCCGAGACGGTGGAGATTCTCCACTGGTCGTCCCTGACCGGCGTCGTCAACGAGATCAAGAGCCCCAACATCTTCCTCCAGAAGATGTTGTTCGGTTCTCACGAGAGCAAGGAGACCGAGAAGATGGAACTCGGCATCCTGACTCGCACCCGCAAGATGGCCCCGTTCGTTCGCAAGAACGGCATGGCCCTCGAAATGAAGGGTGGCGAGCAGGAGTTCCAGACTGTCAAGCCCCCGAAGATCCGCGTGAAGATCCACCTGGAGCCCTCGGAGCTGATGGACAACCGTCGGCCGGGCTTCAGCATCTTCCCCGCTGGCGGCGAGGTTGCCTCGGCCGCGGAGCAGGAAGTGGCTCGCAAGTCGCAAGTCCTCGCGGACGGCATCGCCGAGTCGATCGAATACCTCTGCGCCCAGGCGCTGCGTGGGACGCTGTCCTACACGGCCGACGAGCAAGAGGTCTTCACGATCTCCTACGAGACGCCCGCGGGCAACACCTACACGCTCACGACCAAGTGGGACGATGTGAATGCGCTGATCTCCGAAGACTTCATGAACGCGCAGCAGATCGAGAGTGACGAGGTCGGCCTCGGCGTCACGGACTGCATCATGTCCGCCTCGGCGGCCCGCGCCTTCCTGGCGAACGAGGAAGTCCGCTTCCTCCTGACGAGCCCGAACAGCATGAACGCTGGTTCGCTCAACCTCGCGGCCCAGTTCCGCGACGACGGTGCCCTGCTCATGGGCGAGTTCTGCGGCGTGCGCTGCTGGCGCTACGGCCGTGAGACGGTCCTGCCGGACGGTTCGAGCTACGACCTGATCGAAGACAAGAAGGTCATCTTCTTGCACAACGGCCCGGCCGCGGAGAACCGGATGTATTTCGGTCCGATCCACGACCTGGACGCCCTCCAGGGCCGCCAGTTCGTCGGCGAGAGGTTCGCCAAGCAGTGGATCCAGCCCGACCCGAGCGTCATGTGGATGCTCGTCGAGAGCAACCCGCTGCCCTGGCCGCGCCGCCCCGGCTCGATCCAGCGCGTGACCGTGCTGGCGTGATCCCGGTTCGTGTGGTAGTCTCACTGTGAGACAACTTCGTCTCGCAGTGAGCTACCCAGAGAGACACCCATGACTCAACAGTTTTTCGTCAGTAAGGGTCGGACCATCAAGGGTCCGATCACCAACCGTCAGCGTCACGTCGGCAAGGACGGCCGCGTGGCCTTCACCTGCGACCCGCCCGTGACCTACGGCCCTGTCGACAAGAAGGGCAACCCGGTCCCGCTGCCGGAAGGCTTCGTGGAATACCTCCAGAGCACGAAGGACACCAACGGCCAGACCAAGTTCCAGAACATGGTGGACACCGGGTTCATCGTGTTCGAAGCCGGCGGCAGCACGCCGCTGGAGTATGCGCCGCCCATCGGTGGCGAGATCGACCTGACCCCGCGAAACAAGTGACCGCTGAACCCCTGTTCCTGGACAGCATGGACGCGCTCCTGGCCGCACTCCGCTTGACGGACGTGCGCAGCCCGGACGCCCGCACCATCGTCGAGCAGGGGCTCCGTATGGCCCGCGTCCGGTTCTACCAGCGACTGGGCGCGTCGACCATCCAGGCTATCCTGGAGACCGACAACGTCGAGGACCCGACGACCAACGACGAGATGAAGAGGTTCGTCGGGAACCTGTGCGAGGTCGAGCTGGTCCGCCTTCAGTTGGTGGACAGGCTCCCAGTCGTCTTCATGGACGCCTCTGGCCACGCCAGGGAAGCCTACAACAACGAGGGTGCCTTCCGGTCCATGGACCGCGCCACGCTCCTGGACATCCGCCAGCGCATCGAGGCACAGGTCGAGAACTGGCTGGCCTTGATGGCCGGCGAGATCGAGCTGGGCGATGACGAGGTGGTGCAAGCCTACACGCAGCAGGACGTCGATCCGAAGCCGGTCCTTGGGGCTACGCTCTGGATCGGGTCAGATCCTCAGACCCAGCCGTTCAGCCTCAACCCGGGCCAGTTCGACGGGAACTTCATCGCCGACGATGAGATCCAGGTGGACGAATGACCATCGTCGACTACGAGCCGCTCATCCAGAACACCCTGGTGGACTACGTCGCCGCCCAGGCGTTCCCGATGGTGGAATACGTCCAGGGTCGCATGTCTGTGACGGACTCGGCCGGCAAGCCGGCGTCTGTGATGGCGCACGCAGAAACGTCCGACTTCGCTGTGTCCCGCGACCGCCGAAGTTTCCTGCTCGACAGGTCCGGTTGGGCCTGGAGGCTGGAGCTGAGTTTCTCTGGACACGTCTCGCTCGGCCGCTTCGAGCGATCTTTGATGCAATCTCCGCCGGTCATCCGCAGGGATCGGTCCGCGGGGCGTGACCAACAGGTCACTTTGATCTTGACCAGTGCTGCATACCAGCCGCCGCCCGAGGGTCAGCCGGCGACGGGAATGCGAGCCATCTTCCGCTTCAACGCACAACTGACCCCTTCCTAACGAGAGAATCAAATGGGCCTGAACACGACTGGCGCAGCCAACACGAACGACTACATCCTGGGACGCGGCATTGTCCGCCTCGCCCTGCTGGACGCGACCACCGGATTGCCGCTCGGCTTCCGCGACCTGGGCAACAGCCCGCAGTTCACGATCACGATGACGACCGAGGAGTTGAAGCACTTCAGCTCGCGGCGCGGCCTCAAGGTCACCGACAAGCGGGTCACGATCTCCCAGGAGATCAGCTTCAACTTCCAGCTCGACGAAGTCAGCCAGCAGAATCTGGCACTGTTCTTCACGGGCGACAACGAGAGCGTCACCAACCCGGCCGTGGCCGGCGTCGGCGCGATCGGTGACAAGCAGACCCTGACGCTCAACACGGACGTGGTCCAGGGCCAGTGGTATATCCTCCGCGACGAGGATTCCCTGGTGCGGACGTCGTTCTCGGATGGGTTCTCGGGCATCGTCATCTACAACGAGACGACCATGATGGCCGTCGCCAGCACCGAATACGACATCGACTACGAGGCCGGTATCGTGTTCATCCACGCGGATGCAGCCGGCGTGGCCGACGGCGACAACCTGAGCTGGTATTCTTCGGCGGACGCTTCGGCTCCGGCGAAGCTCCAGAACATGAGTGCCCTGGAGGGCAGCAACGAGGACTACGCGCTGGAGTTCGTCCAGGTCAACCCGGCGAACAGCGACGAGGTCCGCGTGTTCTCGTTCCACTCGGTCAGCATCGCCGCCGACGCGGACTTCGGCCTGATCTCGGACGAGTTCTCGCTGATGTCCTTCAAGGGCACGGCGCAGTCGAACGCGGTCACGGGCGAGACCCTGACGATCCGCACGATGGGCGCGACGTAATCCAGCGTCCCAGAACGGGACAATGTGGTAGGATTGAGGGCCGGGCGACCGGCCCTTTTCATTTCCCACACCCCGATACCATGACCCTGTTCAAGTCGAAGACCGTTTTCTCCGAGGTCAGTGGCCAGCAAGTAGAGTTCTGGTCCTGCTCGTTCCCAGTGCTGTTTCAGCTCAAGTCCGCCGTCGGCCCCATCTCCAAGGGCGTGATGAGCCTGTTCCGGGGCAACCGGAACGACGTCTCCCGGTTCCAGGAGGACACCAAGACGAAGGATGGAAGCCCCTCGCGCGTGATCCAGGAAATGGCCATCACGCCAGAAATGGCGAAGGTGCGCGCAGAGCAGAACAACAAGGCAATCCAGGAGGCCCTGGACGCCATCTTTGCGGACCAGAACCGGCTGTTGCTCGGCAAGGTTCTGATGGACAGCATGCGCGGCATCTGCAAGCGCAAGCCGGAACCGAAGGAGATCGAAGACTTTCTGGCGGACCTGGACTTCGGCATCGTCGTCGAGATGCTGATGGGCGTTGCTAAGGCCAACGCGGAGGTGTTCGGCCCTTTGGTCCGAACGTGGCTGAAGCAAGCTGCAAGCCTGCTTCGCGACCGGGTTTCGTCCGTGTCGCCGACCTCCGACGTGAGCAAAATGAGCGACGAGCCAAACGAGCCCGCACCGCTGGCCGGGCCGCAGCTCGTGCCCAAGGCGTGAACAAAGACGCCTGGAGAGACCTGGAAGAGAGTGTGCTAGAGGTTACGATGGTGACCGGCCAGTCGATAGATGACGTGTTGGACATGGACGCGCTGTCCTTCTTCGCCCTGGGCGAGGTGGTCACGCGAGTCGAACGTCGACACAAATACGAGGACGCCTGGACGGCCATGATGGCCTCGCAGGGAACGAAGGAAGGCATGAGCAAGCTGACGAAGCAGTGGGAGCCGAAGCCCGACCCAGTCGAGGGGACCGATAGGTTCCTCGCAGTCCTCAACGCGGCCGGCGTGGCGGGAGGCTTCTGATGACCGGGTTCGACACTGGTGGTCTGAATTGGGTTCTCCGGGTAGAGGACAACTTCACCGGACCCCTCCAGGATTTCAACCACCAGATCGACTTGGTGCGTCGGCAGCAAGCTGCCGCGTCCCGCGAGGCGCGAGCACGCGCCCAGGAGGCACGCGCCCAGGCCCGCGAGCAGCGAGAGGTTGCCGCGGCCCAGCGTCGCGCTGCGCTCGACCAGCAGCGGTTCGACTTCTTCGCGCGTCGGAACACCAACATCCTCGCGAACCAGCGGGACATGGGTGGCCTGACCCGGTCGCTGGACAACTTCCGCCGCTCCATCAACAGCAGCACGTCGGCCGGCAACCGGCTGGTCTTCACGCTGCGCAACATCATCGGCGTCGGCGCGGGCCTCGCCCTGATCCAGAATGTCCAGGGCGCGTTCCGGGGCCTCGTCGAGGCGGGCATCGACTTCAACAAGGAACTGGAGAGCGCCCAGACCGGAATCGCCGGCCTGCTCACGGCAGTCGTGGACGTTCACGACAGCCAAGGCAACTTGGTCACGGGCGCGGAGGCGTTCAACATCGCCCTGGGCGTCTCGAAGACGCAGGTGGACGAGCTGCGCAAGGCGACGCTCCGCACCACGGCCTCGTTCGAGGAACTGTCCAACACCTTCCAGGTGGCCCTGGCCCCGGGCCTCAAGGCCGGGTTCAACATCGACCAGATCCGCGAGCTGGCCATCTCGGTGTCTCAGGCGGCTGGCGCGATCGGCGTGCCCACCAACCAGCTCTCGGAAGAAATTCGCGCGCTGTTGACGGGCACGATCCAGGCCCGCACGACGCGCATCGCGACTGCACTCGGCATCCGGCCTGACGACATCAAGCGGGCGAAGCACGACGTCGGCGGCCTCTTCGCGTTCCTCGATGGCCGGTTCAAGGCTTTCGAGCTGGCCGGCGAGCGAGCGGCCGGAACGTTCTCCGGTTCGTTCCGTCGCGCCCGGGCGGCCATCAGTCTCACGGCCGGTGAGGCCATCAAGCCGTTCTTCGAGGAGATCCGGACGACCCTCCTCGATGTCTTCGACATCTTCACCACCAAGACCGCGTTCGGTGAGTTGCTGCCCAACCCGCAGGCCGTGAAGGTTCTGGCCGCCGTCTTCGACGGGATGGCCGACGCCGTCAAGACCATCCGCGACAACGCGAAGCAGATCAGCTTCGAGAAGATTCTCTCCACGGCCCAGGGCCTCGGGGACTTCTTCCGCGGCCTCGGTCAGGTCATCTCCGGCTTCGTGGCGGGGGCGATCAACGCCTTCTCCGCGATCACCACCAAGTTCCGCGAACTCTTCGGCGGTGCCGACATCGTCAAGTTCTCGGCCATCCTGGGCAGTTTCATCACCTCGGTGGCCCTCTTCGGGGCGGCGTTCGGTGCGGTCCACATCGCGATCTCGTCGCTGCTCCTGCCGTTGCGCACGATCACCTCGTCGCTCGACACGATCGCTGCTGCCTCCAGGGCATTGTTCAATCCCTGGACCGCCCTGCTCATTGCGATCATCCCTCTCGCCGAGCTGTGGCATCAGATCGTCGAGGACGTGGAGAAGGCCAGGCAAACCAGGGAAGCGGCCTCCCCCACCAACGACTTGTCTTTGGCGGCCCGACTGCGCCAGAACGTGGTGGATCTCCAGAAGGAGCAACTCGCGATCCAGGAGAAGCTGGACAAGAACGACCGCAACGCCATCACGACCCGGAACCTGGAGAAGCGACTCAAGATCCTTCAGGACATCATTCCTGCCGCGCAGGCAGCACTGAAGGCCGAAGAGGAGACCATCAAGTCCGGCCGTGTTCCGGACACCTCGTCCCAGCAGGGCCGTCAGCAGGCACCTGCTGAGGAAACTCGCGATCGGCTACAGCGAGCCAAGGACTTCGTCAAGGAACTCGTAGCGGACATCACCGGACAGTTGAGGGATGCTCCGATCCCGATTCCTGTCAAGCCCGAGCCTGTCCCGGCGACCGAACTCACCGCGGATGAGAAGGCGGCCTTCGCGCTGATCCCGGAGACGACGCCGGCTGAGCAGGCACAGGCCGAGCAGGACGCTCGCGCCCGCGCGAAGCTGGTCGCGAAGGCAACCCTGGACGAGTTCGGCGATGCCCTGCTCGACATGGCGGACCTGACTGAGGCCGGGCTGAACCTGATGAAGTCGGCCATCTCGGAGTTCGGCTCGTTCGTGGCCGACACGATCGTGGACGCCTTCGACCCGACCAACGACACCAGCTTCAAGGAAAGGTTCGCTCGCTTCCTCCAGTCGCTGGCCCGACAAATTATCGCCACGCTGACCCAGATCGCGGTGGCGAAACTTCTGCTCAACATCGGCGTCGGCTCGGTCGGCGGCGGGACGGTCGCAACCCCAAACAAGGGTGGCTTCGTCGAGGGGTTCGCCGAGGGCGGCCCGGTCGGCCCGAAGCGTGGCCCCTACGTTCTCCCGCGCCCGGCCAGCGTGCCGTCCTCGGACACTGTGCCCGCGTGGCTCACGCCCGGCGAGTTCGTCCACAAGGCCGGCACTGTGGCGGCCTACGGCGCAGACGTCCTGGACGCGATCAACGAAGGGATGGTCGACCCGATGGCCCTCCGCGAGCTGGCCGGCTTGGCCAATCGCTCGCGCAGTTTCCGCCGCACCCAGCGCATGGCGTTCGCCGACGGCGGCCTCGTCGCGAGCGGTGCAGCAGCCCAGCAGGCCGCAGTCGGAACCTCTTCGACCGTCGTCGGGTCGCCCACGCCGGCCTTCATCGTCGGCAACGACAAGGCAGTCGACCGCTTCCTGAAGGGCGGCCGGTCGGCCTTCATGGACTTCATCAACGAAAAC